AACATTTTCGATTATGCTACATTCACATTATTAGATTGGTTTGTGTTCATAACTTCGTGTGCGTTTTGGTTAATTGTGATTTTCATTGTTGGCTCAAAAGTCAGCAAGAGAATAGAAAAGAAAGGAGGCAAAAAATGAAACTACTTAAAAGGTTAATGTTGTTAGTGTCGGTGCTATTTTTAGCAAGTTGCAGCAAACCACTTGGGCGATTAACCTATATTGAGTATTTAGCACCAACCGATGTGTTATTTATCGCATTTGAAGAAGAAAATCCTTTAAGTGATGGCGAAATATTAGAAATTGAAGAAATACATTATGTTGAATGGGACGATACATTCTTTCATTTCGTCGGCATCAATAGTGCTGAAATCAATGTTTGGTTAACGATGGACGATATAGTTTTTTGGGGCATTGATAGATAAAATCAATTAGCTTTCGGTGTCTTCGTAAATGCTTATGAGAAACCGACAAAACCGACAAAAGCAATAAAAGCGACGCTCGGTTAAAAGAAAGGACATCATTAAGGAGAAAGTAAATGAATATAGAAACAAGTAGTTTAATTAGTATCGAAACGATTAAAGCAATTATCAAAAAAGAGTTAGGTGTTAATTTGTATAATACCCACGCTCCTAATATAGAATATTATCAATCTAAAAACCTAAATCATAGCGTATTAAGGTTAAGCGATAGATGGTTCGTCAAGTTTGGCAAAGAAACTAAATCATGCGTCGATTTAGAAATGGTTAATCACTATGTCAAAACCGAAAAAGACCTACTATACCTGATTAGAAAGTTTAAGAAAGCGAGAAAGTAAATGGAAAAAAGAGATTATGAAGGTGCGTTATATTATTTAATGACCGAAACCGCACAGTTAAATGGTGGGAAAATAGTTCCGTTGTCGCAGAGTGCTATCGATGACTTGCAAGAGTTAGTCAAACGCAATGAACCGATGAAAGTTGACTTAAAAACAAAGTATGTTCTACCATACAGTGGAACATATTATGAATGTCCCAAGTGTGGCAAAACAGTTATAGGAAGATATTATAACTATTGTGGTAATTGCGGTCAGCGTTTAGCTTGGAGTTGGAGCGATGAGAAATGATTAACTTTGATGCCCTACACAAGGCGAAGAAAACCAAGTTCTATATCGTCAAAGAAGCACCAAACATTAAGTTATGGAAAGTTGTGCCATACGATGGATCGCCATACTACGCCATCATCAAAACCATTGACGAAGATAATAGCATTACAATAATCAAGGACAAGTTAAGAATGGCAATGAGGGTATTCAATAAATTGCAAAGGAGCAAAAACAAATGAAAGCAATTTTAATGTCAATTAGACCACAGCATTTAGTTAATATCTTGAATGGTAAAAAGACCATTGAGTTAAGAAAGAAGTTCCCAAGTGATTATCGTGGGTGGGTGTATTCTTATTGCACATTAGGAAAACCATATTTATACGAATGTGCTTTGTATAGTTTATCAAAAGAAGGCGAGCGCTTTTTAAGTGGCAAAGTCGTGTGTCGCTTTTGGGTTGAGAATGTGGAAGAAATAATTTGCAGACGGTTTTGGGGACAATGGGAAAGTTATACCAAAACACTTGGTTATAGTGAAATATCACAAGCAAGTTGTCTTGGAAATAGAGAAATAGTCCACTATCTCAAAGGCAATAATGGTTCTGCCATTCACATCAGCAAACTTGAAATCTTTGACAGACCACGAGAGTTGTGCGAGTTTCACACAAACATTAAAAAAGAACCACCTGAAGAATTATTATGTCATAAATGCGGTAAGCCTATGGAATACTATGAATATAAATATTTAACCAAAGCACCGCAAAGTTGGCAATACATTTATATCGAGGAGGACAAATAAATGTATCAGTTAACAGACTTTCAAAATGGCATTCTAGGGCAAATCGTCGGAATCAATCAAGGAACCTTCGTGAATGCCCTTGGGGAAATCATCATCGAGCGTAAGGATAATGTTTGGTTTAGACTAACAACTTGCAATAATTATCGAGATATTCAAAAAAAGTGCCTACACTTCTTATCAAGGCCGATGATGCAGTATTCACAGTATCGCCCTAGAACAAAGACTATTTGCTCAAATGTGTTCTATCATTTCGTTCCCATAAAATTTACTAACGCTGAAATTGAATTGATTTATTCTCGGTTGGGAAATTGTTGCAACGAAGAATTGACTGAAAAGTTCATTGATAGTGGATTTGATATAAAAATATTGAAAAAGGAGGACAAGTAAATGGAAAGGTTAAAATTTAGAGCATTATATAAAAAGACTAATGAATATGCGGACATTGATAGTATAGATTTTGTTAATAAAATTGTGGTCTTAAAGTCATACCCGCTTGTTAGAAGTTTTGGCTTGGATAAAGTCGATTTTGATGAAGTCATCATCGAACAATTTACGGGTCTTAAAGACAAGAATGGCGAAGAGATTTATGAAGGCGACATTGTAGAAGTAGAAGAAAAAGAATACCAATACAACGAAGTGATAACTAACAAGTATCAGGCGACAGTTGTTTTTAGAGAGAGTTGTTTCAAACTTGTTGAAGAAAATGGTTTGATGGATATAGTTTATAATAAAGCAGATAAATGTAAAGTCATCGGCAACATTCATGAAAGCGAGGAAAAGTAAATGAAACTAACCGATAAATTGATATATGCTTTATGCGGTATTCTTGTCGCTATCCTTGTAATCTCGGTTGTGTTATCACTTTGTATAGCATTCAGCATATGAATAAATTAGAAATATCATTATTCAATATTCGCTATATTGCTGAAAAGTTGGGCGATAATCCAAGCAAAGCCGATTTGATTCGATACCAAAAGGAACTCTATGAAGAGTGCCAAAAATTAGAAGTGATAATTAAAAAGGAGTAATTATGATACGCAAAGACATCTATGGCGATTGGTGGTTTAACGATGATGAAGGCGAACACGACGCCATTAACCTAACCGAATTATTTGGCAAAGGCAAAGAGCCGAAAACCGATGACGAGGTTATTAAAATTATTAAAGAAAAGCAAAAGTTTTTCAAAGCATAGGAAAGGAAGCATCGCGATTAAAGCGATCACAACTATAAAACCATATTTAACGCCCATGTTTGCATCTTCCAACAAACATGACAAATAAACAATATCGCTTCCTCACGAGGCGTTAGATAATGAGAAAGGAACATTAATGTATAGCGAAGAAGAAAAGAAAAATGCAATTTTGGTAATCAATTATCAGATGCGCGGGAACGAGTTGATGTATAGTTTCGATTGTCGAGGCGTGATTGCGTATTGTAGTGAAGAATATTATAATAAAGCGGTTGAATATTGGCGTAGTAAAAAGTCAAAAGAAAGTGAGAACACCAACAATGAAAAATAGTTTAATTGAGTTCAAATTATATGATAGTGTCGATGAAATTGGCGATGATATCTTGACCGAAGCAGTCAGAGAAAGCTATAAAGACGCCAAGATTGCGTTTTTGAGTTATGGCAATTTTAGGATGTATTTCCCGCTTGAAACCGAATACACGAGAAAGCACACGCCAGACGAAATCAAAAAGCATTTGATCGCACCATTCAAGGACAATTATACAAACGCTAAACAACTACATGATGTTAGCAAGAAGAAAGATTAATAATTATGCGTGAAATTGATTTGTTGCGGGGAATTGCCGAAAGCGATTTCAAATATAATGCTTCGCCAACAAAATGCGATTCGCCATGTAAAAATTGTTTGAAGCGTAAAGCCGGATGCCATACCTATTGCGAAAGTTATAAACATTATAAAAAATTAATTAAGCGATAAATAACACTATAATCAGCACGCTAAAAAAGTTAGCGTGTTTTTTATTTATTTATTATTGCAATTTAGTAATATACAATAAAAAGAGAAAGAAATTACCGATTATGGCAACCAACAATAAACCAAAATTACCAAACGAAGTATATAAAGAAGTGATTTTGCCGCGCTTGGATGAAATTAGGGCTTGGGCGATTATGGGCAAGTCGGCAATGGAAATATGTAAATTATTAGATATTAAAGTATCGACTTTTTATTATATGTTAAATAACCCAAATAATTTAGCATTAAAAGATGCTTGGGAAAACCTAAACATCGTAAATGACATTAATGTTGAGAAAGCCCTATACAATCGTGCGGTTGGCTTTACTTCCGTTGCTCGCAAAAGTCAAAAAATTAAAAGTGAGCGGTGGGTTAATGGCAAAAAGGTAGTTGATGAGAAGATAGAATATTACGACGAAGAAACATATTATCCGCCCGACATTCAAGCGATAAAGTTTTATCTGACAAATCGCAGTCCTACCAAGTGGCGTGAAAATCAGCCCGAAGAAATGGATGTTAATGAATTGCTTGCAAAAGGCGATAGCATTGTTGCCAAAGTGCGTGAGGTTGCTCTCACTAATTCACGCTCGCCCGTAGTAAATAACGAAGTAGTTAAGAAGTAAGGGATAATAGTTATTATGAATGATGATATAAACTTAACTAATATTACTAATGATAACTTACTATTAGAGTTTAGTAGTAAGCAGTTAGAATATATTAATAATGCTAATAAAAGATGGAATATGAAGTTTGGGGCAACTCAATGCGGAAAGACATTTGTTGATACGACCATTGTCATTTATGAGCGGTTGCGTGCTATACGAGGCAAAAACGGGTTGCGAGTTATCATGGGAGTCAGTCAATCAACGATCGAAAGAAATGTTTTGAAACCAATGCGAGAGTTTTGGGGCAGTTCGTTAGTTGGCGAAATTCGGCAAAAAGATAATGCAGTCAAATTGTTTGGTGAAACGGTGTATTGTATTGGGGCTGAAAAAAGCAGCCAAGTTGCAAAATTAAGAGGTATGCGAATCGCTTATTGTTATGGTGATGAAGCAACTGATTGGAGTGAGGAAGTATTTGAATTATTAAAAAGTAGATTATCATTACCATACTCGACTTGTGATTTAACCGGCAACCCGAAAAACCCGAGCCACTTTATTAAAAAATTTATGGACACCGCTGGTCTTTCAATCTATCAGCAACATTGGACACTTTACGATAATCCATTTTTAGAAGATGATTTCATACATAATTTAGAAGCTGAGTATAAAGACACAATATATTTTAATCGCTACATATTGGGCGAATGGAAAAGGGCAGAGGGCATCATCTATAAAAAGTTTGCCGATAATCCCAAATCATACATTATTGATAAAGCACCACCGCTGATGGCAGTTGAAGTTGGTATTGACTTTGGTGGCAATCGTTCAAAACACGCATTTACCGCAGTCGGCTTCACAATGGGCTACCGCGATATGATCGTCTTGGAAAGTCAAACGATTAACACAATGGTTGATCCCGATGAATTAAACTTACAATATACACAATTCGCAACTATGGTTTACAATAAATATGGTAAAGCTTTTTTTACCAATTACGATAGTGCCGAGCCGGTGCTTGGTCGCGGTATCACATTAGCGTGTATCAAAGCTGGTTGTCGCACCAATGTCCGCTATGCTTTGAAGAAAAGCGTAAATGAGCGAATTAGAACATTGATTGGCTTGTTGGGCAGTAATCGCGTTTGGGTGTTGAGTCATTGCAAAAATGTGATTGATGCCTTGCAAAGTGCGGTGTGGAATCCGAAAGCATTAAACGATGAACGATTGGATGATGGCTCGACCGATATTGATACATTAGATAGTTTAGAATATGCTTACGAAAGATATATAGTTGACTTACAACGCGGTGCATTATTGCCAACGAAGGAGAATTAAAGTTATGAATTATGAGAAACTGATTAAGGACTTAATTAAAGAGCATGGCGAGATTGCGGGAAGTAGCAGTTATATTTCTTTATGGACAAAATGGTATCAAGGTGTAGTGCCATCGTTTCACATTTATAAAATCTTCAATGGCGTCGAGTATGTCAAGCAACGCAAGTTATCAGCACAAGGTGCGAAAAAGGTATGTGAAGATTGGGCATCGCTTTTGATGAATGAAGAAGTCGAAATCATCACCGCCGACAAAGAAGCGTTTGATGCCGAATTGGAGAAAATGGACTTCTGGACAAAAGCAAATAAAGCGGTTGAATATGGTTTTGCAACATCACTCGGTGCATTAGCGGTCGATATTGAAGCAGAAGCCGAAGAAGTTATTAATGAAGAAACCAAGCAACCTGAATTATTGTTTACAGGTATCAAAAGCATTGATTTATCAGTTCATAGTGCGTTAAGGGTTGTGCCGATTACCATTAAAAACGAGTTAATAACCGAGTGTGCTTTCATCAATGAGAACACGAACGAAACCAAAGTATCATTGCACTTGCTTAATGAAAATGGCAATTATGATATTACGGTTGCTTCCGTAAATAGCAAATCAAAGGTCGTCAATTCCGTTTTCAAGATTCCACTTGATTGCCCTAAACCAACATTCGCATTAATACATCCCAACATTGTTAATAACCTCGAAATTGATAGTGCATTACCGATTAGCGTGTTTGCCAATGCAATTGATACACTCAAAGCACTCGACACCAAAGTCGATAGTTATCATAACGAGTTCGTGCTTGGTCGCAAAAGAGTCTATGTTTCTCACGAGTTAAGCAAGATAAATAAAGAAACAGGACAATTGGAGTTTGCGTTCGATCCAAATGATACCACCTATTATTATTTGCCAAACAATCCAAACGCCCAAGATAAAGGCGAGCCATTAATTAAAATACAAGATAGCACCATTCGAGCTATCGAACATCAAACCGCCATCCAAGATGAGTGGAACGCATTATCGTTAAAATGTGGACTTGGCATTGAACGATATAAGTTTGAAAAAGGGCGCGTTATGACTGCCACACAAGTCATTAGTGAAAAAAGTGATGTCGCCCAAAATGTTAGACGCCACGAAATATTACTTCGCCATCGTATCCTTGATTTAATCGAAGCAATCACATGGCTTTATAATCAATACACTGACAAGCGTTTTGCCGATACATTGTTTGACATCAAGTTTGAAGATGGCATCATTGAAGATACTGAAACACAAAAGCAAAGCGACCGCGTGGAAGTTGCAAGTGGTTTGATGTCCAAAATCGAATATCGCGTTAAGTGGTTTGGTGAAGATGAAATAACCGCAAGGGCGAATGTTAATAAATACTTCGGTGATGATGAGTTAGCAAGTCGCATTAATAAGTTCTTACCAGCGTTAATACAAGGTGCAATGACCGTTAGACAATTTGTCGAACAAGTTTATATTGATGAATCGAACAAGGAAGCATTGATTACTGAACTACAAGAAAAGATTGATAGTCAAAGCGGTGGTATAACTGCCGAAGATATACAAGCAACGGGTTTTTATAATCCAAGCAATAACTAATAAAGGGGTGTGCTGTGAATGAATAGTCAGCGCATAGATGATTTAGTCGATGTTTTAGGCGATAACTTCTCAAAAAGTGAGAATGTTTTTGTCGTTAGAAATCAATTAGAATTGTTTAGATTTGTCAATAATCCCGAACAATGGAAAGCCAAACAATTAGCGAATATGACAAAGTATCGCGCCGAAGTTTTGAAAATGGCGAAAGATGAAGCCGAAAAGGTTGCTCGACAAGTCCGCAAAGTGTATTTATTGGCATATAAAGAAATTGATGCTGATAATATCGAAATTACCAAAACCGAAGTTAAAGGCACGATACCAAAATCATACGCAAAGGTCATCGCCAAAGCCGAACGCGAGGCAATCGGTAGCATTATTCAAATGGCGAATGTTGCGCTTAAAACGCATACGCAAGCAGTAAGGGTTGTCAGTGCATTGGCAACACCCGACAAGTTATATGATGTTATCAAACGCCAAACGCTAAAAGGCATATCGCAAGGGCTTAAAATTGTTTATAAAAATGGTCGGCAAATGAACTTCAAATCATATATGGAAATGAATGTTCGCACCACCGCGAGTCAAGAAATCACAAACGCTCAAATCGAAAGCGGTGCAAAGTTAAATCAAGTTTTTTATATGTGCGATAGTTATGGCGATTCAGCACCAGACCACGCACCGTATCAAGGCAAAATGTATTACAATGCCGATAGCGTTATCGATGAACGCACGAGAAGATATATCAGCGATAATCACTTAATGTCAATGCAAGACGCAATAGCGATGTATGGTTTAACTACAAGACCGAATTGCCGACACAAGTTCCATTTAGTGCCAAGCGATGTCGCGATGTCCGAAAGCGATAAAATGATTAGTGGGAAATATGGTTTTGATAAAGGTACATACAAAGGTAGCAACTATGAGAAAATGCAACAGCAACGATATTTAGAGCGTGGCGTTCGCAAATATAAAGAGAAAACCAACCAAATGGAAAAGATGTATAACGAAACCAAAGATGATCGTTATCTGGCCGAAGTTAAAAAAATGAAAAGCAAAACGCGTGAATGGCAAGGCAAAACTAAATCGTTCGTTGATGAAAACAAGTTAAAACGCGATTATGACCGAGAGAGTATTAAGGCGATCACCGATGATTTGGGGGCGAGATACGATATTCGCAAGGAAACCAAGAAAGCACGCGAAATGCAAAGTGATTAAAAATTAGTATTTATTTATTCGCCATTGTATATTATTATGAAATTAGTAGATGTCCCGACATCGATTAAAAACGGGCTTCTTAATGTCGGAGTAAACCGAAGTATAAACTAAATCAAAGGAGAAAAGGGATGGAAAATCTTAAAACACTCATGGGCAACGCATACCATGAAAACCTCACAATCGAGGAAGTCGACGCGTTCTTGACGGGCAAAAAGTTAGCCGATTTATCAAGTGGCAATTATGTCGCCAAAGATAAGTTCTCTAAAATCGAAGCCGAGTTAAAAGAATTACGCGAAGCCACCAAAGATTACGAGGAAGTCAAAAAACAAGTCGAAACCTACCAAGCCAAAGAGAAAGAAACAACATTGAAACAAGCACTCGTGGAAGCAGGAATCAAGGATGAGTTTATTGATTACATTGCGTTCAAAGTCGAAAAGGGCGAAATTGCAAACGACGACAAATTAGTCGATAATGTGAAAACTTACATTAAAGACAAACCGCAATTCGCAAAAGTCGTGGAAAACGAAAAACCCGTTGTCAAAAAAACCATTGAAACTTCAATCGGTAATGGCAATGATAAACCAAAACCCGATAACAAAGCCATCAATGATGCTTTACGGGCAGCGGTTAAAAGGGTTGATATTCCGCAAAAATAATTAATCAAAGGAGATTACAATTATGAGTTTTATTTCCAGAACTGATGCCGATGCTCTAATCCCATTAGAAGTATCACAAGACATCGTGCGTGGCGTCGCCGAACAATCGGTCGCTATGCAACTATTCACACGCTTGCCAAATATGTCGAGCAAAGTGCAAAAAATGGCGGTTGTTTCCGCTCTACCTGTCGCCTATTGGGTAAATGGCGATAACGGGGTTAAACAATATAGCGAGCAAGTTTGGGCGAGCAAGTATCTTACCGCCGAAGAAATCGCTGTTATCATCCCAATTCCCGAATCAGTATTAGATGATGCCGAATACGATATTTGGGGAGAAGTTAAACCAAGATTGGTTGAAGCTTTTGGTGGTGTGTTTGATAGTGCTGTTCTATTTGGCACAAACAAACCAGCGTCCTATCCTGATGACATCAAAACCGCAGCCATCGACAAAGGTTATTCGTTCGGTAAAGGCAGTTCCTCGTTCCTATCAAATGGCTTAAACGCTATTTCGTTGGTTGAGGGTGCTGGCTATATTCCCGATGCAATCATCGGTGGTGCTGACCTCAATGCCTTATTCCGCACAATCGCGGATACCGATGGCAATCCAATTTCAGGAACTGACTTACAAGCCCTCAAAAAGGTGCGTGTTGTCAATGGCTCGTTCTCTAATACAGTGCAATTCATTGTTGGCGATTTCAAATCAGCGGTCTTTGCTCTCCGCCAAGACATCACCTATAAACTATTAACCGAAGGCGTCATTCAAGACCCAGCCGATAGTTCAATTCTTTATAACCTTGCCCAGCAAGATATGGTCGCCCTTCGTGCGGTCATGAGAATTGCCTATCAATTGCCTAACCCCGTCAACCGTTTACAACCAAGCGAAGATGCGAGATTACCGTTTGCGGTATGTTTACATACTGCTCACAAAGTTGTCTTGACTGCTTCGCCCGATGGTGCGGCAGCTTGGGAAGGCGATGACCTTAACATCAAATTGTCAGCTGATGTCGCGAATGCCAAAATCTATTACACTACCGATAACACGACACCAACAACCTCTTCCACGCCCTATGACCCCGAAGCAGGTATTACGATTACAGCCACCAAGACCATTAAAGCACTCGGTGTTTCTAATGGTTGCACCAACAGTGATGTCCTTGAAAAGACATTCACAAAAGCTTCTATTTAGCATAGGTGCTTAATCGCTTACCCTTTTGCGATTTCACATTAAAGCGATGACCTAAAAATCGTCGCTTTTCTTTTTGTTTAATTTCAGTGGTATGTAATTTATAATAAAAATAGATAGTTAAATAAAGGAGATTAAAATATGGCACTATTAAATATAACCAAAAGTGATATATTGACCGCTCTTGGTATTGATTTAGAGTTCGAGTTGGCGATTGATGATGATCCAAGTGGTAAAGTTAAACGCTTTATCAATGATATCCAGGAGTGGTGCTATGATTACTTGCGTTTTCATTATGGTTTGAACGAAGATATTAGTTTAGCGCTTGAATGGCGGAAAGATTATTTCAAAAAAGGTGTTATCAAGCAAATTGAGTATGTGTTGCGTAATGGTAAACTATCAATTGATAGTGGTTTTATTCGCTCGACATCATTGGTCATCGACTTAAAGGGTTTAGAATTAGCGCCAGACGCAAAGCAAAAGTTCTTTCTTGGCGGTTTCTGTAATGTGGTGAGGGCTTAATTATGGGCGTGGATTTACGCTATGGGCGAATTGAATATCCCGACACATATTATTATTATGATTTTAATGCTGTCAAAAATAATAAACTAATCCCCGAAACAAAACCATTAGGGCGTATTTATGCAAAGGGCGATTTTGCGTGGCGTCCGATTGTCATAAATGGCAATATAACTTCTAATTTAGAATATACAAGCATTATTGAAACAACCACCAAGTGTGATGATTTAAGACCAAGTATGTTTCTATTAAATGCAAATACACGCCAATTATTTATTGTGGTTTCAATTCCTTTGGAAGCCAATGAAGATAGAAGTGCGGTCGCAAGCACACGACCTTTGTTAACCAAGCAGATTGAAATAAGAGGTATCAATTAATGAACGACATCGGGTTAGGCGATGAAACAACAATGCTTAATCTTGCTAATGTCATCGTTAGTGAATTGCAAGCGAATTCACCATATAAAACGGGCAAAATGCGTGCGAGCATTACCCTTGTGATGTTGGATGGAAACTTCATCGATATAGTAGTGGCGACTGATTATGCAAGTTATGTAAATGCCAAAGGTAAACACGAAGGCTGGATTGAACGCGTATTAGAGAGAAGCATTAGTGCGTATATCGGTAGTTTGCCCGATGATTCATCACTCCGCACCGGAATAGAGTATTCGGTCTTAACGGGCATTTAATAGAAAGGTAAATTGATTATGAACGAGTTTGATTTCAAATCGTGGTTAGAAGAAACATTAGGTAGCGATTACGAAGTATCACGCCACCGCAATTTAGCGTATGATGGTGCAAAACCGCAAATCGTTTTAACCGACCTTGCCGGCAATTTAACCGAAGAAAGCAAAACATGGCAAGTTCAAATTGATATTATTACTGCAACGCCCGATGAAACGCAAGCTGATTTAGAGCAGTTTGTTAAAACATATAACAATACAAAAGTAGTGAGCGAAAGCACATCCACAATGTTATATTTTTTATCGCCGGCTTTAATGGAACGCGATATTCAAAGTGGTGCAAATAAATTAGTTCGCTTTGTCATCATCGCCACATTGTTCAGCACTTTTGGCGTTAGCGATATAGTCGAAATCACAATCGGTGGTGTTGCATACAAACCGCTAAACGCCACACTGCATTATGCCACCGAGATTAGACCTGTTCCACAATCGGGGCAAAAGCTAACCGGCAATGTCAAAACGCTCGCTGGCACGACTTTATCTTTCACTGCGATAAATAAGGCAACAATCTTTAATAACACGCTACGAGCCATTAGAACGGGGCAAATAGACGGTAATACACCGTTCACTATTGTCGTGAAGTTTAACGATGGCGGAACGGAAACATACTCAATGATACTTATGAGCGCCACATTAGCGAGTGCGAGAAATCAATTATCATCGCTTAATGTATCGTTTGTTTTAGCATAGCAAAGGGGTTTAGTATGCCAGAAATTAAAATACGAATTGAAAAAGGCGTTGAAACTGCGGGCGACGGGCAGGAATTGCAAGAGAAGTCATCAAAGCAAATGACATCTGGCAAAGTTGCCGAAGTTAGTATTTTAGCAACCACCGCGATCAAGACCGTTAAGCAAATCACTAACACAGCAATCGCTAACATCGGAAACTTTACGGGTGATTATGAAATGCAAAGGCAAGTTCAAGCGATGATGAAAATTGGTGGGGAAATAGGGCAAGTTGCGTTAGCGACATTAGTAAACCCAATGGCTGGCGTGGCAATGGCGGTCGGCATTGGTCTATCATATGGATTACAAGCGATTGAGATATCGCAAAACATTAAAAAAGAAAATTACCAAGCGTCATATTTATTGGCGAGGTCGGGCAATTCGCTAACCGACGGAAGTAGGGGAACAAATGATTAAGTTTTGGCACGCCAACGGAACGGAAACCGAAGTCGAAGCAACGATTATCGGTGGCACTTATGAAACCGTTGAATTAACAATTACAAGTGCGGTGCAAAATAGTGGCACAGCCCTTTTATATTTTGGCGATATAGAGTATAGCGTCGCATTAGACAGCGCCATACAAACCACCGCTACATTGATCGCCAGAAAAATATATGAAGATTTAGTGGCGCAAGGAATCAGCGGACTATGGACGATAACGCGAAACAACGAAACAATTACGCTCGTCGCTAAAAGTTATGGCGATAAAGCAAACGCACTCATTCGAAATTATTATTCGACTGAACAAAAACAAATACATAAATGGACAATTACAAGCGCCCCTTATCAAACGCAAAATAATGTAAGGGTTTATACCGGAGAATCTTTACAGCCAACACTTACTCACCTGCTTAATTTCGACCACACAACATTGACTACCGCTAATTTAACCGCTGAATACATTAGGGACACATTAACCTTGCTTTTTGATGACGCTATCTCGGATTGGTCAGTAAGCGGAAGCGATAATGAAGTTATCTTTACTAATAACAGCGATGTGCAATTAGACGCACCGGCTTTTGATGATGAAGACTTTTACGAGAATTCCCCACCATTATTTACGATGACAAGCGTGGAAGTGCAACCATTTGAAATACTTCATGTTGACATATTCGACTATGATATAGAGATTACAGAGGGCGAAATCAAATATGATGAAAGCGGCATTTATTATGGTGCTGAACACCCCGCCATTGCTGGCGCGATATTGGTTGATAATCTTAATGAAACATTAGATAGTGCAACAATACTTTTGCCCCCGATGAACGATATTAACATAAAGCCATTTGACATTGTTGAGATTACGGGCGACAACATCGAGCGGAGAATGTATTTTGTCGATAATTTTATCAAAAAACAAGTATCGTTTAATCCAGCAAAATATGAATACACTATTAACGCGATGTCAAAAACCAAAGGGCTTGAAAGAATTATACTGCCAGCGATGTCATACACCAAGCGTGCATTATCGTTAAAGGTATATGACGCTTTATTGCAATTATTAGATGATTACTGCCCGAAAGCATTGTTTAATTTCGCTGGTTTTACCACCACATACGAGCCAATTTATCAGTTTGATTTTGGCGATTACGAAACTACATTAAAAAATACCGCTGTTCCCGAATTACAATTAAGTGATAAAACCACATTACGAGAAGCCATTGATACATTGTTGGCGACTATTGGTTGCATATGCAGAGTTGATCGCGACAACTATATAACAATTGTTGATTTGAGTAAAAAAGGCAGTGCGATAGACACTTCTAAACTATCATTTATTGAAGAAACGCAATCAGCACAAGATACCGCGAACGAATTAGAAATCACAATTAAAAATGCCTCACAATCATCAATAAGCGGTGTTGATAGTCGCGTTCGTGCTATTGATTATGTTGGATGGCGTAATAGCGACGACGCCTTACTAACCACTAATAATGTCCGCGTTGAAACGCAGAAACCCATATATGAGTTATTATCTTTGAAAATATGCGGACTGGTCTTTGGCAAAGTTCAGCAGATAGGAACGGAAGTCCAATACAATGGGAGCGTATACGCCGAAATAGATATCATCAATGGTACATATACTTGGACGGACAGCGTGTCGGGGCAAACTTTATCGCAAACAATTTCACACTGCGTTGAAGAAAAAGGCGTTTACGAAACCTTGTCTATTGATGATAAAAAGCGTTGCGTATTTTGGGAGCGCGGGAAAAATACCATTGAGGGATGGTCGAAAGTATATGATACGAGCGCGATATGGGACAAAAATGTCGCCACCAATATGTTCGAGTATCTAAGCGGTGGAATTGATGGCAATTCAATGTTCGGTATAAAGTACGGCACGATAGCATTTGATAATCATCCAGAAAATCCAAGCAGAACTGGTTCATTATTGCCAACATCAGTATTTAAACACACCGTCGAAAAATTGTTCCAATTAGACGGTTGGTATTTCAAAGTCGAATATTTAACCGAAGATGATGTCAAAATGTCGGTCAGCAAGCATTTACCCACTAATGTAATTCATAACACACTTGTTGACAATCAAACGCAACCATTCGTTGATGTGCGTTTACAAGCCAAAGTCGAAGCCGACAAAATCAATCGGTTAGGTAATTTAACAAAAACAATATATGGCGAATACACAAGCGAAGATGATATACCCGCACTCGGCGATTACTTGGGCGATTATACATTGATTAGGCGTGAGTTAAGCGTTCACGATAATATAATTTCATTTAAGGGCATAATGAGCGAAAACTATGTAAATATCAATTATTTAACAAGCATTAACGCGCGCAGGCGGTCTTGGCAAGTTGTCGACGCTTCACAAGCGTTCAAGAAAGATTTATTGAGAAAGTATTATTGCGAATTCTCATTTGAAGCGAAAAATAATTATCCGTATGATATGTATAATTTCTTCACAAGCGGCGAAAGTCGTGGCTTTGCCCGCACATTGATTTTTAGATTAGCTAATAATTGGTTAACACCACCTTTGCCCTTGCCGATTAAGTACGCAATTGTTAGACTTCCATCAAGCGATGATTTCGCTTTGGATGTTGCAAAATTGATTACCGATAAGAGCATCACATTCACATTTGGATTTTTAGATAATGCCATCGTCAGCAACTATATCGCACAAACGAATTTTGCGACAGGTGGGCATCTTCAAGATTTCTATAAATACACCGTTGGAAACGATGCCACACAATCATCGTATTTTATTCAATTAGCCCGCAAACTTTCATCTGGCGATAATGATTTTACTTGGGCTACCGATGGCGCTGTCATCGATACTTCGCAAAGCAACGCACAAAACGCTAAATCTCGCATTAAGCCATTAGTGAATTACATTAATCCAACCGACATCGTGTTTCGCAATCCATTTTATAATCATAAAGACAATCGTGAAATTATAAACTTTAATTATCAATTCGAGTTTTGCGCCGATACTCCTAACATCGTTTTTACACCGCTATTCATTGAACAGCAACACATGGTCGCGGATACCAATGCTTTCTATAATCAAGTCAAAGTTTTTGCCTCAACAACATATGTATATAGGCAAGGCGACACCATTAGACAAGGCAGTGAAGTTAGTGGAATAACGATAGCGGTCAGCGATGGCGACGATAGTTCAAAGGTCAGTACTTCCGGTTGGAATAGTAGCAACTATTTATCATATCGCAGTTATGCAATTTGCGACAATAGTGGGCGTTTATTGGTAGCGGTAAATAAGCGAGTTGGTGTTAATGAACATCGCAACTTCTATTTGAATGTTAGGCGGTCGAGAGATTCCAAGACATTTACAGCTTCGTCAATGGCATCGTGGGTAAACGAAATACCAAGCACGCCCGAGCCAAGATATGAAGAAGTATATTTTGAATTCACGAGTGGTTATACCAAAAATAGCACATTAAACGACATTCTACAATTCGTCATCGGCGGTGATGAATATATCGTTAACCTATCCGGGCGCGATTCTATGAATACATATGATTTGGCGGTTTATGTCAGAGGTGTATTATTATTCTCGACACTATTAAATTGGACTATCACACGGACGGTTAGAAATGGGCGTGATACGATTAAATGCGTCGCTAAAACCTATGGCGCAAAAGGTATGTCGTCATTCAATGGCGAATATTACGCAGATACGGGCGTTAGGGCAATAGTCAGTGCAATCAAAGGCATTTCATAATTTAGTGTTTTATTATCGTAATATGTAATTTATAATTAAAAGAGAAGTTAAACCGAAAGGACACAAACATTATGGCAAACAAATTGATTATATTATTCGACGATACAAACGCGATTACATCGCATATAGATCCATCGTTAGGCGTATTTCGGCAAGGCGATGTAGGTCATGAAATCTATTGCCATTTTGAAAGCTTTGCCAATTATTCCTATGGAGCATACATAATTTTTGAAAGAGCCGATGGTTCAAAGTCGCCCGAATTACCGATGACACTTGCTGATTTCACTTATAATGAAACATTGTATAGCGGGTTTAAGTTAGTTATTGATGACGAATGGATCATGGCACAAGATGGTGCGTTGAAAGCAACCGTCCGCGTTCGCAATGCGAGTGGCACAGTTGTCGCAAGTGGTTTAGTTCCAATATCATTAGAAAAAACGGTCTATGATGAGAGTCCAGACATTACGGTCGAACAATATAATGCGTTGCTCGCCATGTTCGAGGGCTTTTTAACCGATGATAGTATTCTATATCCTCATGTTTTATCGAGTGTTCCCGAAGATTTAACCGATTTTTTAGTCAGCACCATTTTGTTTGTGGCGACCGTCAGTGGAGATATTGAAGTTTATAAAGTTATTGTAAGGTCGGGAAATAAAGTTTTAAGCCCAGCATTTACGATCGATAGTTCCTTAATCAAAGAAACATTTAGTCCAACCAATTACACGCCAGCAGCCGCAACCGCAAAAGGACATTTTGTCGGCATTGATAATTTATTCGATGCTATTATTACGGGAACGCAACTTGTCGGCAAGGCGAAATTAGATGAGGGCGGACACGATATACAAGAAAGCTATGGTGCTTCGCTTTCTACCGATAATGACGATGTGGCATTGAAAATTGCATTACGCAATAAATTAAATGATGTCTTAACCACACTTATTTTAAGAGAGGCAACCACAACCAAAAATGGTTTAATGTCATCTTCCGATAAAGTGAAGTTAACTGATTTACCCACCAAAGGGCAATTAGATGGTGCATTAGCAGTCAAAGTTCCACAAACTCGCAAGATACTCGGCATTGATTTAGTCGATGATATTTTACTTGACGAGTTCAAAACCGCAATCGGAGAAGCAACCCCTATATTAAGTGGTTTAATGAGTGCTACCGATAAATCAAGATTAGATGCCTTACACGCATTATTGGGCGTTGAAAGTGATGCCAATGATGTTGTTAATACGATTAACGAAGTATTAGCGATTTTCAATAACTATCCCGAAGGTGCTGATTTAGTAAATGCTTTAAGTGGCAAAGTCGATAAAGACGAGGGCAAAGGATTATCTGCTAATGATTTTACCGATATATTAAAAGCCAAGTTAGATAGTTTATTAAGTGGCAGTGATTATTATGATAAAACATATATAGATGCTCTCAAAGACTTAAATGGTTGGTCGAGTGCTTTATTAACCGAAACCGCATTAACTAATGGTGGAACGATTACCAAAGCAACATTGAGCGATTATGATGTTATTAAGTTATTCGTTATTAACACTACAACGGGCGAGATTGATACCGATAGTTTTGATACTTCCATTGGTTTAGTTGATAACTATAAGTATGTGTTTTTTGATAATGCCGATATTTATTTATCAATCGCTGATCCAAATTGCACATTTACCGATAACATTGAGGGTTATCAATTAAAGATTATAGGTCAAAAATATGAAGCCCAAGATGCCGAAAATGTTAATTATGATAAGACCGTTAAAAATCTATTAGAAGCCGAAAATGTCCAAGATGCTATTGATGAGTTAGCCGATGAAGTTTTAGCACCAGCGTTTGTCGAAGCCGAACATTTAGCACTTCAAAGTGAAATCACTGCCACCGATACGATTGAAATTAAAGATGATAGTGGCGAGTTAGTTAAAATTACGGGTAATACATTACCGAGTGAAGATGTCGATGTGCTAAAAGCGATGGGCATTAAAAATGATAGTGGTGTATTGTTTAGTGCTTTGACGCCCGAAGAAATTACCGAGCAACTTGGTATATGGGCAGAGCAAGGTTATCCTACTCATATCAATAAACTAATTAGCAAGAGTGATAATCTATTCAATGGAAAGTTTAATACGCTTACGAGTTTAGATAGTGAAAACCTTGTTGAAAATAGCGATGTGTTGATTGATAGTAATAGCGATGGTGTTCCCGATGGGTTTGCATATGGAAGTGCTACCGATATATCATTAACGAATGGTATTGCGAAGTTTACTGCGACTGCCCAATATGGGCATATTCGTCAACTATCTCCAAATGTTTTTAATGCTGTCAATGGCAACACTTATTATTATTATTCAAAAGTTAAAACCACAGGCACTTCTTGTGATATGCTTCTTAGTGGTTTTGCAAATAGTGGTGTGAGTATTGTCAGTAATGGAAATTGGCAATTTACTTCAAAAATATATACTGCTTTATCAAGTTATAGTGGAACAGGTGTTAGAATAAATGATTTCCGCACAAGTGGTTGGACTCCAATCGAAGTCGATTGCATGGGTGCGATCAACATTACCGATTTAGTATCTCGTGGTATATTGCCAAGTGGACTAACTAATTCACAATACAAAGACATTTTAGATAATGCTATTTATAACAATGTTCCTTTAAGAGAAAGTGATTTCATTAGTGTTGAACCGAGTGTTGCCTATCGCTTAATCAAAGCAAGTGAAAATAGTGCGATACATAAGGTTATCGAATATACTACCGATAATCAAGTCGTTAAAGTAAATAGCGTTGATTATAGTGGTAATGTCAAGATTTCTTCGGCTATCACGATGAACGCTTTAACACACAAGGTAAAACTGATTAGCGATTTAATGGATAGAGTGCCGAACTTGGTAAGCAATAGTGATTTTAGTGGTGTTATCTCCCCTTGGGCTGGATACTATAACGCAAGTTTAAGTATTGAAAATAATGCT